GGAGCCCGCAGAACGGCCCCAGTCTCCCGTGGCTTCGGCCCGATCCACCGCAAAACCCAGCCAGCGCAAGATTTCTCTGACCCCAAGTCAGGTAAGGATTGCCAAAGCACTCAATGTTAGTTTAGAAGAGTATGCGAAGCATGCTCGTAAGCAGATGTTAGGACAATGATTATGTCAGTTGACCGCACCCCTCGCTCCGAGAATGCCCGAGCCAAACAGGCTCGCCCCCAAGTTTGGAGACCCCCGTCCTCACTGGACGCACCCCCCGCACCGGAGGGTTACAAGCATCGCTGGGTTCGTATGGAGACCAGCGGCTTTGACGATAAAAAGAATCTCCATTCCCGCTTACGCGAAGGCTTTGAACTTGTTCGCGCTGATGAGTTTCCGGACTTTGATCTTCCCACCATTAATGATGGCAAGCATGCCGGAGTTATTGCGGTAGGTGGATTAGTCCTAGCGCGTATCCCAGATGATCTTGTCAGACAACGGGAAGCGTACTACCGCAACCAAGCCCAACAGCAGATGGATGCGGTTGATAACGACCTAATGCGAGACCAGCACTCTTCAATGCCGATCAGTAAGCCAGATCGTCAAACTCGTGTAACCTTCGGTGGAAATCGTTCCGCCGGATAATTTCAAAAGGATCTAAGCAATGGCAAATATCAATGCCACTTTCGGGCTTCGCCCGTATCGTATGCTTGGAAGCGGTGCTAACACCAACGGCGACAGCACATATCTGATTCAGACCGCAGCTACTGCGGGTACGTCCAGCTCCATCTACTGCGGCGCACCTGTCATTCCGCTGACTAACGGTATGATCGATCTCCCTGCTACTGCCACCGGCGGTACAGTACCTATTCTGGGTGTCTTCCTCGGTTGTAACTACATTGATTTGACAGGCAAGCCCCGCTGGTCGCCATATTGGCCCGGCACTTCGGCTGTCTATGCAAACTCGATTGCTACGGCAACTGTGGTCTCTAACCCTGACCAGCTGTTCTTGATCAACACAGACGCTGCTGCGGCTGATTCGATCATCCACGCAAACGCCAACTTCGCAACTGCCATCACTGGCAGCGCGATCACTGGTTCGTATGCGAAACTGGCGGTTTCAACGGTAGCAACTACCAACACTCTCAACCTCCGCATCGTTGGCTTTGAAGATACTCCTTCGAACAGTGATTCTTCGGTTGCTGGTCGTCTGGCGATTGTGCTGCTCAACAACCACTTCTATCGCTACAATGCCAATGGCACTGGCGCGGGCGTTTAAGGGAGCATTGAACAATGGCTATTACTCGTTCACAACTCCTCAAAGAGCTTGAGCCGGGCCTCAATGCACTCTTTGGGATGGAATATGATCGTTACGACAACGAGCATGCCGAGATCTTCGACACGGAAAATTCTGACCGTGCCTTCGAAGAAGAAGTCATGCTGGCTGGTTTCGGTCAGGCCCCAGTAAAGGGCGAAGGTGCAGCGATCACTTACGACACCGCTGGTGAATCGTATACTGCCCGCTACACCCATGACACCATTGCCATCGCGTTTGCGATCACCGAAGAAGCTGTCGAAGATAATCTCTACGACAAACTCTCGGCCCGCTATACCCGTGCAATGGCGCGTTCGATGTCCAACACCAAACAGGTGAAGGCTGCTTCGGTCCTCAACAACGCTTTCTCCTCGTCCTATCTGGGCGGCGATGGCGTGTCGATGGTCAACAGCGCACATCCTACCTTCGGTGGCGGTACGTTTGCGAACACCCCAACCACTCAGGCTGACTTGAACGAAACCTCGCTCGAACAGGCTCTGATTGATATTGCAGCTTTCATCGACGAACGCGGCTTGAAAATCGCTCTTCGTGGCATGAAGCTGATTATCAACCCAGCTCTCCAGTTCACCGCCGAGCGTATCCTCAAGTCCGATCAGCGCGTTTCGACCGCTGACAACGACCTGAACGCGATCAAGTCAGGCGGCTATTTGCCGCAGGGCTTTACCGTGAACCACTTCTTGACCGACCCTGATGCGTTCTTCATCAAGACTGACGCACCAAATGGCTTGAAGCACTTCGTTCGTTCGCCAATCAAGACTGCAATGGAAGGCGACTTTGAAACGGGCAACGCTCGTTACAAGGCCCGCGAGCGTTACAGCTTCGGTTGGTCGGATCCTCGTGCGATCTACGGTTCGCAGGGTGCGTAAGCACTAAGTGCGGCAACAAAATTAAGGGGGTTGGCCTTGTGTCAGCCCCTTTTTTCGTATAGTCTCTGTGCAGTCCGGGGGTTCCGGCTATGTTGACCGTCCCGGCGGACGCTGCACAGACAACATGGCTTACATCGTGCAGGAGTTTATACGATGGGCATTACCACTTTCTCTGGTCCCGTTAAAGTCGGCGACATAAAATTCACCACTGGTACCACTCTGGGCCAAGACGTTGCTAATCTTGGTACTGTGATATCCATGCAATCTGAAACTGTTTCTCAGGCTGGCGCAGGGGCTGATGGCGTGTATACGTCTAACATCGTCATTCCAGCCGGTAGTACCATCACTTCCATTCAATTATATATCACCGCCATCTGGTCGGGTGTTTCGACAACCCTCGGTGTCGGTACAACTGGTTCCGCAACCTACCTGACTGCTGCTGGTGCAGTGGCTGGTGGTACTTTGGGTATTATTGCAGCTACCGCGGGTGCAGATGCAACCCGCATTGGTAACTGGGCAAATGTTGGAACGACCGATGTTCGTATCAAACTGACCTCTACCAACACTGGCACAGGTACAGCAGTATTGGTTGTTGGTTATGCTCAGAACCCTAACCTGACCTTCGTGGTCTAATAATAGGGGGCCGTAATGGCTGACACTGTAGCAACACAGCTTCTTTATGATGGCGTTAAAAAAGCCATCATGAAGTTTACCAATGCCTCCGATGGCACAGGGGAAACCGCTGTTAAGAAGGTGGATGTTACAACCCTGTCCACCTACTTTGGCAAGGCATGTTCCGCTGTTCAGATTGAACGCATCTACGGTCTTACGCATGGGATGGAAGTTCGTTTGCTGTGGGAAGCTACAGCAAACGTAACTATCCTTACATTTCCGCAAAATGCCGCTCAGACAATGGACTTTACGGATTCCGTTAATCTGACCAACAACGCAACTACGGGTAAAACAGGCAACATCCTGTTTACTACGTTGGATGCCTCTGCCGGGGATGCTTACACAATCATCCTTGTCTTGCGTAAAATCTACTGAGCTGGGCGGGGTGTGATGAACATATCCATTGATCTCGTGTGGAACATGCTTCACACCCTCCTCATCCTTCCGATGGGGTGGGTACTTGTGTATCTTAACAGCCAGCAAAACCAACTCTGGAAAACCGTATCTGAAACCAGAGAGAAGTACGTTACAAAAGCAGAGTTGCAAAGCGACCTAGCCTTGATGCACAAAAGGTTTGATCGTATCGAAGAAAAAATAGATCGTCTCATCGCAGACCATCTTGCAAAACGCTAGGAGAACTACAATGGCTCTTATGAAAAACCCCGGTAAGAACGACTCTATGCCCAAGCGTATTCGTCAACGCGCCATGAACATGGCAATGGCTGACCGCCGTGGCGCGGGTGCTCCCATGCCACCCGCTATGTCCGATGCTCCAATGATGGCCTCCCCCATGTCCCCCGGTGCTGCTCCCCCTGCCATGAAAAAGGGCGGTGCTGTTAAGGAAAAAGGCAGCAAGGAAGTTTATGCTTCCAAAGCTGCGATGAAGAAACACGAAGCTGGCGAGAGCAAGAGTAAAGAAGCCAAAGAGCACAAGATGCGTGGCGGCGGTGTAGCTACTCGCGGCATGGGGGCAGCCTTGAAAAAGGGCGGTCTCCCAAATGTCGGTCGCGTCAAAGGCGTTACACCCAACAAGCCTAAGCTCATGGTTGTCATCGCTGTTGGCAAAGGCAAAAAGAAATGAAAAAGCTGACTGCCAAACAAAAGAAAATCGGCAAGGTAATGCACGAGTTCAAGGCTGGCAGTCTGCACTCTGGCAAAGGTGGCCCCCTTGTTAAGAGCCCCAAACAAGCAATTGCCATTGCGTTATCTGAGTCAAAGGGTCTTGCTAAAGGTGGTGAGTGGATCAAGGATGCAATCAAAAACCCCGGTGCTCTTCGTAAATCCTTGAAAGTCCCTGCTGGAGAAAAGATTCCAGCGGCTAAACTGGCTGCTGCTTCTAAGTCTTCCAACCCAACTCTTGCCAAACGCGCCAATCTTGCGAAGACACTTCGCGGACTTAACAAAAGTTAAAGTAAGGATGTACTGATGTCCCAGCGCGGATCACTTAATCTCGGAATCCTAACCAACCCCGAAGAAGACAAAGGAAAAAGTACCATGGCTAAAATGAGCATGAAGGAATGGGAAGGTTCTAAGAAGGATCTTCAGCAGGATAAGAAGTTGGCTAAGAAGCATGGCATGTCTCTTGCTGACTGGGAAAAGTCTAGCATGGATACAAAACATGATATGCAGCAATCGCCAAAAGGATTGCGCGGCGGTGGCGTTGCAACCCGTGGCATGGGCGTTGCTCTGAACCACGGCGGTTCTGTTTGCAAGGCTGGCGGCGGCATGGTAACACCAAAAGGGGCTGGCGTAGGTCGGTCGAAAAGCTGCAAGGTAAGCTGAGATGGCAACTTCCGGCACGAAGACGTTCAACCTCGATCTAGGTGAATATATCGAGGAAGCTTTTGAGCGGTGTGGGATCGAAGTCCGTACGGGCTACGATCAGCGCACGGCTCGCCGGAGCTTGAACCTTCTGCTGGCTGAGTGGGCAAACCGTGGGTTGAACCAATGGACCATTGTCCGTGATTCAATCACGGTTGATAACACTGGCGGGGTCAATGCTGATGGCCTTACCTACGCTCTTGATGCTTCAACTATTGATATTCTTTCAATGGCTTGTCGGTTCGTAAACACTG